CGTATTTATTTCTACTCCAAGGGGTAGGAATAATTGGTTTGCAGACTTTTATCACAGAGGCTATAGTGATGAATTTAAGGATTGGGCTTCAATAAAAGCAACTTATCATGAAAATCCTAGAATTTCTGAAGAAGATATTGCAGAAGCTAAGAAGACTATGTCAGAAGCTGAATTTAATCAGGAATATATGGCAGATTTTAACACCTATGAAGGGCAGGTATGGGCATTTGATTTAGAAAAGTGCCAACAAGACCTTTCAGAGATAGAAACAAATAAAATGGATATCTTTGCAGGAATGGACGTTGGATTTAAAGACCCTACGGCTTTCTGTGTAATAGGGTATCATTGGGAAAAAGAGATTTATTATCTACTAGATGAATATCTCAATTCTGAAAGAACTACAGAAGAACATGCTGAAAAAATTAGAGAAAAGATCAATAAATGGGACATTGATTACATTTATATAGATTCAGCAGCACAGCAAACACGATTCGATTTAGCGCAAAATTACGACATTAGTACTATAAACGCGAAGAAGTCCGTTCTTGATGGGATAGGACAAGTAGCGGGAATAGTGGACAACAACAAACTAATAGTTGATCAAAAATGTAAAGAAACTCTGATCTCCTTGGACCAGTACCAGTGGGATCCGAATCCGAATTTATTGAAAGAGAAACCAAAGCACAACTACGCATCACATATGGCTGATGCATTACGTTATGCGCTGTACTCGTTCGAAACAACTGCCACTACATTCTAGTAACCACCGAGTCAAAAATAGTTCTTGACATTAGTCCCAAATTTTAGTATAATTTAAAGAGTAGTAAAAGTTATGACATTAAAGAGAGATCTTGTAAAGTATGTTCGGGATAAGGCTAAGTCTAAATACAATAAAGGGACGGAATGCTTTATCTGTGGAGCAACAGAGAACTTAGATTTTCATCATTTCAACGGATTAACAGAGTTGTTAGAATCTTGGTTGAAAAAGAAACAAATCCAAGTAACAGAAGAAGAGGACATTTTAAACCTTCGAGAGCAATTTATTGCAGAACACAGAACGGAACTTTATGATGAGGCTGTTACTCTATGTCACGAACATCATTTGAGGTTACACTCCATCTACGGTAAACGACCTAAACTCGTAACAGCAAAGAAACAAATTAGATGGGTGGGTATACAGAGAGACAAACATGGCATGGTATGACAGATTTATAGGAAGGACGACAGTAGCAGATGAGGAGAAGGAAAACCCTTCTCAGTATCTTATCGCCCGTGACGAAGGCTTTGATATAGGGTCTCGTGAGGTCGTAACCAACTATAGAAACGCTTACGAACAGTTAGAGGTAGTAAACCGCGCAGTTAACATGATAGTGGACGACGCAGCGGATATACCGTTTGATGTTGGTGAGCCAGTACAGGGAGTTAATAACATTATTAAGAATATTAGACGATCTAAAGTCGATATACTACTTAATAAAGAACCGAATCCCTTTCAAGATATAAACTCGTTCAAGAGAAATTTAGTCATTGATTTACTACTAGATGGTAATATCTTTGTTTATTTTGACGGAGCACACTTATATCATTTACCAGCAGAACACATGACAATCGAAACTGATGAGAGAGATTATGTTGGAAAATATACTTATGATCACAGTATCGATTATACTCCTAAAGAGATAATTCATATCAAAGAAAACAGTTTCAACTCTATTTATAGAGGTGTTCCTAGACTTAAACCAGCGTGGAGAACCATGCAGTTACTAGGAAGCATGAGACGATTCCAAGATAATTTCTTTAAGAACGGGGCGGTACCCGGTTTGGTACTTAAGTCGCCTAACACTCTTTCCGAGAAAATCAAAGAAAGAATGTTACAGGCTTGGGTTGCTAGATATAACCCACAATCGGGAGGACGTAGACCGTTGTTCCTAGATGGTGGATTAGAAGTGGAAAATTTGACGGAAGTCAATTTTAAGGATTTAGACTTTCAAGAAGCAATTGCTTCAAACGAGAAGATAATCCTAGAAGCGATGGGTATACCACCCATCTTATTAGACGGTGGTAATAACGCGAACATTCGTCCGAATCACCGATTATATTACTTAGAGACCATACTACCAATTATTAGAAAATTTGGGTATGCTTTCGAGAGGTTCTTCGGTTTTAAACTAAATGAAGATGTAAGCGATGTGCCTGCACTTCAACCAGAACTAAGAGATCAGGCGAGTTACTACGCAACTCTTGTAAATACGGGGATACTAACACCGAATGAAGCAAGGGAGGCACTGAGACTTGAGACGATTGACGGATTTGATACACCGAGAGTTCCTGCAAATATTGCAGGTTCAGCCGCAAATCCAGAGGAAGGTGGGAGACCAGAAGAGGACTCACCCATTGAGGAAGAATTATGACAAAAAATATGATGCTAAAGGCTTTATCAGAGTTCATCGAAAGCAAAGGTGCTGAAACGATGACACTGGCAGAGTATAAGGCGGAAGGCAATGATGTTCCTGTGAGAGATTATCTTTTACGCAGGAAATTCGGATCATGGAATAGGGTATTAGCGGCTGCAAAAGCAAGGTTCCCTATAAATGCCCCAGCGCCAACTCCTGAGCCCGAGCCAGCCCCTAAAGCTGCGCCAAAGGCAAAGAAGTCAGCTAAAAAGGAGAAGTAACTATGGAAAAGATTTTTCATTGGAGCAACTCTTTTAAGACTTTAGGCGAAGCCGATGACGGTGGACTGGATATTAAAGGATCAGCCAGTACCAACGCAATGGACAGAGCTGGAGATGTTATTGAACCAGGTGCTTGGACAAAAGGTGGATTAGATAATTATAAAAATAATCCAATCCTTTTATTCAACCACAACTACGACCGACCTATTGGTCGTGCAAAAGAATTAAATGTCAGCGAAGACGGCCTAGATATTACAGCACGTATATCTAAGTCCGCTGGCGAAATTAAAGATCTTATTAAAGATGGCGTTCTTGGAGCTTTTTCTGTTGGTTTCAAAGTCAAGGACGCTGATTATATATCAGAAACCGACGGATATAAGATAAAGGACGCTGAATTATTCGAAGTGTCTGTAGTTTCGGTTCCTTGTAACCAAAACGCAGTCTTCTCTGTATCTAAATCATTTGATACAATGGAAGAGTACAATAAGTTCAAGAAAGACTTTATAAAGACTAACTCAACTGAGGAAATGACTGAAGTTGAGCAGTCAAGCGAGGCGAGAGCCGACAAAACGGAGACTAAAATGTCAGAAGAAAGCAAAACTCCTGAAATTAGCCCTGAGTTCGACCTAGATGCATTTGCAAAAGAAGCAGCTGAAAAAGCTGTAGCTTCTTACGCAATGAAACAGGCTGAGCTTAAAGCCGCAGAAGATAAAGCAAAAGCAGACGCAGCTGAACAAGCAGCAGAAGCAGAAGCTACTCAGAAAGCAGCAGACGAAGCTAAACAGACGGAACAGAAAACCATAGTAAGAGCAGTTACTAGTGGTGCTGAAACATTAGTCAGGGATATAGAGACCCGCGTAAATGAAAAGCAAGAAGATCTAGGACAAGTAGTCCGTGAACTTCAAGCTGAGTTGAAAGAGAGATCTGAAGACATCATGAACATGCGTGAATCTAAAAGAATCTTCGAGAATAGACGCGATAATGGCGACTGGAAAACAGCATTTGCTGACGATGTCGTTGACGCAAAAGTTCTCGGATTAGCAACTGGTCGTGGCTACGATACAGATTATGCTAAATCTACAATGGAAAAAGTTAACGCACATAGTGGTGTTGGCGTTTCATCTGCAGATTTCGAGCAAATCGTATCTACGAATGTAGAAAGGGATATTCAAAACGAATTAGTTTTGGCTCCTCTATTTAGAGAAATCCCTATGTCAGCAGCGAACATGATAATTCCTATCCTTCCAGATAGTGGTTATGCAGAGTTCACAGCTAACCAGGCAGCTACAGGGTCTAGCCCTCACGGTAACTTAGCACAAACAGGTGATACTTATGGATCACCATACGGTGGTGTTGATCTAGCAGAGAAAACTCTCACAACTAAGAAATTGATTTCACAATCATACTTAGGAAATGAAACAGAAGAAGATGCAATTATGCCTATTCTTCCGTTAATCAGAGAGTCAATCGTAAGATCTCACGCAAAAGGTATTGAAAATGCAATCCTATTAGGAAATCATTCAACTGGTGTATACACATCAGGAACGTTTGATGGTCTAGTAACCATGGCAGCAGCTGATAGTGATCAAACACAATCAACTACAGCCGTTGCAACCGATACTGTAACAGCCGCAGAACTTTTAAGTTTGAGAAAGAACATGGGCAAATACGGAGTTAATCCTAACGACGTAGTTTATGTAGTATCTCAAGCAGTGTACTTCCAACTATTGGAAGACGCAGAGTTCCAAGATGCTAACCTAGTGGGCGATATGGCTACTAAACTTAATGGTGAAATTGGACAGGTATTCGGATCAAGGATTCTTCTTTGTGACGAGTTCCCTGCACAAGCAGCCAACGGGTTTGGAGCGATAGCAGTTTATCCTAGAAACTATGTAATGCCAAGATTACGTGGTGTGACTTTAGAGTCAGATTACGAAGTGGCAAATCAGCGCAGAGTACTTGTTGCTTCACAAAGAATTGGGTTTGACGATTTAATCGCAGGCGCAACTTCGAAGTGGGCTTACAAATACAAAGCTAGTTAATAGTTAACAATTTTGTGGTGGGGGTTCGCCCCCACTACAATATTTTTTGAGAAGATTATGGCAGATTTAATAACAGTTTACGAATATAAGGACGCGGAAGGCATGAGAGGCGAGAAGGACGACGATCGTCTTGGTGTTATTGTCCCTCAAGTTAGTGATCTTGTCAAAAAATATTGTGGAACAACATTTATTGATTACTTTAGTACTGATAAAGTAGAAACCTTTTCAGTAAGAGACTTATACACTCAGGTAATAATTTTGAGTGAAAGTCCAGTAACAGCAATAGATAAAGTAGAAGAAAGAACAGCATACTCAGAACCTTATAGTGAGTTAACTACTGGTAATTACGAGTATTACTTCGATAGTGATGCAGATGCTGTAATTAGAACTACTAAGAACGGAGAAAGAGCAAGTTGGGCAAAAGGCGAAGGAGCAGTTAAAATAACTTATAATGCTGGATATAGCGCTACACCCAAAGATTTGCAATTAGCAGTTTTTGATTTAATAACTTATTATTTAAAAGATGAGCATAAAGCCAGAATGAGCTTAGGCGGAGCAAGTGTACAGAATCAGTCTACTGCAGGTCTTCGAAATAGTACTGACTTTCCAGATCATATCAAAAGAGTACTAGATTTACATAGAGTCGTGATATGATTAAAAACATAGCAGATTATTTTAAAGAGCAAATTGGGTGGAGTAAAGAAATAAGAGAGCTTTCTTATGATTTATTTAGACACCGAATAACTGCTAAAAACTCTACTATCCAAAATATAATGGTTAGTGATGTAGTAGACATTTGTATGGAAGTAAACAGAAAATCAAATGCTATTTTATTAGAGCCTGATGAAGAGGCTATAAAGAGAATGATTCAAGGGAAGTTTTACGGTCAGTTTAAAAAGATACCCAAACATTATAGTGGATTTTTGAACGGTGGAGGTTTCCCACACGCACGGGTGTCTATGTCTAAGGAAAAGTTTATAAAGGGAGAAAATTGGGCATTTGAAGCCTCTGCAGTACAAGTTTCTCTTATGGTAGCACAAGGCATGATAAATATGTCGAAAAGTTACGAAGCAAAAGCTAGAACGGGGCATTTTAATATAGTACTTGCTAGTTTTAGACAATGTTATAGATATCTTCTTTCTGAAATAAGAAAAGAGATTTATCAGAAAGCTCATAAAGTAGCAGAGGAGTTGGCAAGAGGGGGTATAGAAGTACAAGTTGATACAGCTGGTGTTTCTTATATATCCTCAGAATATATGCTTATAAAAGGCCATGGACTAACATCAGGTGGCGGAACAAAGCCCGATGAAAGAGTAAAAGGGCACCAAACAACAACTGGTGTTATGGATCAAATCGATAAGTTTCTGAAGGAAAGTAAAAGACTTGAGGAAGATTATAAAAATCCAGATACTATAGGTTTAAAATTAGATAGAGCTGTTTTTGAAGAGACATTAGAGATTTATAGAGACGTTTTAGAAAAGCACTTTAGTTTATCTAAGTTTGCAGACCCGACAACGTTGAAGTGGAATGAAGATTTAGTTATTCAACTGGAAATTATTAGTAGAGCTCCTGTTGCCCCAGGCGGAACTATGCAACAAAGAACAATGGACGGATTTGATTATAGAGAGGTATCAAGAAAACTTGCATGGGAAGTTGAGAAAGCAATAGCTAAGAACATGAGTCCGCTGCTTAAAGCGTGGGCGTTAATGTCAGGTTCACCAAGTAGAGCAGATATGATGTCTCAAATTCAAATGAATAGATTATTTGACGAGATAAGTAAAGGGGTAAAAAGCAAGAAAGGTGGAAAAAAAGGTGGCGTTGACTTTAGACTTAAAGTTAATAAACAGTTATCAAAGAAGGTTCCCAAAAGCAAGTCAGGAGTAGCAAGTTTTAGTGTAGGAAAGCTACAAAAGAAGATAAAAGCAGTAGCAGCTTCACAGGTAAAAGCTAAAAAGTTTAAGGGAAGAGCAGTTGCAGGACAAGGTAAAACAGGTCCAAGTCCAATAGCTTTAAGAAATATATTAAATGAGGCATTACCTCAAATGGTGGCATCAAAAATGAGTGAACCTGCGCTTGTATTTAGAACAGGTAGATTCGCTAACTCAGCTAGAGTTGATATGATTCATCAAGGCCCTAAAGGAGGTATTGGAGTTGACTATACTTATCTGAAAGAGCCATACCAAACTTTTGAGCCCGGTTTTAAACAAGGTAGCACTCAAAGAGACCCTAGAAAGATAATAGGGGAGAGCATAAGAGAACTAGCAACAACAATTTTAGGGAGACAACCTCATACGATTAGGAGAGTATAATGGACGCAACTACAGCAAGAAAATATTCAACGCGTAGACGAGCCATAGTAGGAGCAATCGCAGAGAAGTTAGAACAGACATTAAACGGCAGTCCTCCAATGAGAACAGCTGTTGCAGATGTCAGTCCCAGACTTAGGTTTTGGGACGAAACAACGGAATTTCCATCTATCCAAGTAGGAGCGGGTGGAGAGACTAGAGAATATGATGGCGGAGGATTCCGCTTTAGATTTTTACGAGTAACTATTAGATGTTATGTGAACGACAATGATGACGTCATTTTAGCACTAGAAGAGTTACTAGAAGATGTTGAAACTGTAATGGAGGATTATGATCCAATCACATATACGGATTCAACAGGAGCGTCCCATACGACAATTCAGACAACAATTCTGACAGTCGATACGGACGAAGGCGTTTTGGAGCCTCTCGGCGTAGGAGAAGTCGTCGTAGAGATCCGATACTAGAAAATGGCTAAGCTTTATAAACATATAGCAAGGCTCTTTTCAGAGAACGATAGGAGAAAATAATGGCATTTCATTTTAGTAGAGATACCAAAGTATTTATGAAGTTTCACGCGAGTGCAGTAGGCACAGACGATGCACTTTATGAAATACCCGTACTAGATGGATTTTCATTCAGCCAGGCAACCAATACTTCAGAGATTACTCTGAACGAGGCTGCAGATGGGTCAAACCTCAGAAGTAAGAGAGGACGAGCTATGTTCAATGACTCTTTTGCTCCTGCTGAATGGAGTTTCAGTACTTATATGAGACCGACTACAAGTGCAAACGCAAATGCTTATGTGTCTAATGGACACGCAGGTACTAGCAAAAAGTTTGCAGTAGAAGGACCTTTATGGGGCGCTATGAGTGCAACCACGTATAACCTAGCAACAGGTGGAACGGGAGCACCAACAGCTTCATCTTGGGAACCAAACGTGTTTAATTTTGAAAATTCAAACATGGTAGCACTTGGAGTATTTGATTTATTCTTTGTGCTTGGAGCATCGAATGACGCAACAGTAGCACAGTATGATACTGCTGCTGATGGTAATGTAACAATTTACAAAATTGCAGATTGTTCAGTAGGGTCTGCTTCGATAGACTTTGACATTGACGGACTAGCACAAGTTGCTTGGTCAGGTCAAGGAGCAATTATATCAGAACAAGCAGCTCTCGATACTACAACAGACGGTGAAACAAAGATGGGTCTTATTAACGAAGGAGTAACTAGTACTTCTAACTTTGTTAGACAAAAATTAACAAGTATGACAGCAACATATGATGTTTCTGAATCAGTCGGAGAATCTATAGGTTCCGACTCAACTTATTTACTAACCCTAACAGGTGGAAATATAACTATTGAAAATAATCTTAGTTATTTAACACCAGAAACTCTAGGAGTTGTTAACCAACCTCTAGGACATGTTATGGGTACAAGATCAGTAAGTGGAAACTTTACTTGTTATCTTAATACTGTAGATCAAGGATCTGCGGAATTATTTGAAGATCTATTAGAAGGCACAAGTACAATTACTAATGCTTTCGATTTAGACTTTTCAATCGGTGGAGCGGGGCAAACACCTCGTATAGATGTATCTATTCCAAAAGCACATTTAGAGTTGCCAACGCACTCTATTGAAGATGTGATTAGTTTAGATGTAAATTTCCACGGATTACCTAAAGACATTTCTGACAGCGCGATAGCATCGGGCGAATCAGAAGTAGTAGTTACATACCAGTCGTAGGTAACTTAAATTAACAATATAAGGTTGGGGGGCAACCCCCGGCCTTCCTTTTATAGGAATAGAACAGAATGAACGAAACAACAGTAAAAAAGACACCTGCTCAACCAGTATCGCTTAAGAGTCTTATGACTCCCAGTAAAACTGTAGAGTTTGAATACCCAGGGTGTGATGATTTTAGTGTATCACTTTGCTACTTAGCAAGGGAAGAACTAATGAAACTCAGAAATCGTTGTACAAAACAAGTTTTCAATAAGAAGACTAGAAGTTATGAAGAACAGATGGACGATGATAAGTTTTTAGAAGAATACACTAAAGCAGTTATTAAAGGTTGGACAGGATTTAAACTAGGATTTGCAAAAAATATGCTATTACTAGGTGAATTAACTCCTGAACAAGAAGAATCCGAATTAGACTTTACACAAGAAAATGTAGAAGTTTTAATGAAGAATTCTCCTGATTTTGATACTTGGGTTACAGAAATGGTGGGTGATCTTGAAAATTTTACCAACAGCAAGTAGAATGGATACTTGCTTTAATTGATAGGTATTATCAAGACAGTATAACTACTGATCAATATCTTCAAATGATGGATCAGTTAGGTCAAGACCCTAACATTGACGAAATGCCTCCTGAGCTAGATGATTTTCCTCTAGAAGTACAGGAAGCGTTTCTTATCCATTTAATGTTACCTGATAAGTGGGACGGAGCCAGTGGTCAATACATGGGGAAGGATTGGTCCGCGTTAGAACCTCTGTTAAATATAAATCAGATCCCCGTTGCGGATAGAAGAACTGTTTGCTTTTTCTTAAAGTTTATAGAGTCGGCAAGTATGGTAAATATCAACGAGTCGCTTAAAAGAAAGCAAGACGCCCAACAAAGGCGAGGAATGAAGTAAACATAAAATGGCAAAAGGCAAAAAGATACACGCCGCTGAGATTGTAATTACCACTACAGATGGTGGTAGTTTTAAAGTCACAGGAAAAGAAGCACAAAAACTCGCTAAAGAAATGGGCGGGCTTGGAAATGCTTCTCAAAGTACTGATAGACGAATAAAGGGTGTAACTCAGCAATCATCAAACGCAACTAAAAACTTTAGTAAGCAAGCACAAACCATGCAAGGTGGTATAGTTGCTGTCTATGCAACAATTGCTGCTCAAGTATTTGCCGTTTCAGCTGCATTCCAATTTTTAAAGAGCTCATTCGAGACTCGAAACCTCATCGAAGGTCAAAAACAATTCGGAGCCGTTACAGGCGTCGCATACCAAACTATTACCCGAAACGTACAAGAAGCTACAGGCAACATGCTGCAATTTAAAGAGGCAGCTAGCGGTGTGGCTATTGGTGTTGCAGCAGGGTTAAGTGCGGGAGCGTTAGAAAAGCTTGGAGAGGCAGCAAAAAATGCTTCATTAGCACTTGGTAGAGATGTTACGGACTCATTTAATAGGTTAATTCGAGGTGTTACTAAAGCGGAACCAGAACTCTTAGACGAATTAGGTATCGTTTTAAGACTAGAAAACGCAACGACAAAATATGGAGTAGCAATCGGTAAAACCAAAGATCAATTAAATGCATATGAACGAACCCAAGCGGTTTTAAATGATGTACTAGATCAAGCAGAAACAAAATATAAGATTATTGGGGAAGTTATGGATCCTGATGCTTTTGCACTAGGACAGCTTACAAAAGAAATTGATGAATTGATGATGAAGTTTCAAGTTTTTGTAGCAGAAGGTTTAATGCCAATAATTAACTTCTTTAAGAACAACGCAATGGCTCTTGTAGCTGCTATGGGTCTTTTTGTAATACCTGTTGTTAAAAGTTTATTACCTGATTTGAATAAGTCGGTAGAGAACTCTACAAAACGTTTTGAAGAAGCAAATGTAAGAATGAAAGAGTCTTGGGTAGAAGCACAAGATGCTATGAAGGCTGCAAAGTTTGCTACTGATGATCCAGTAAAAGCCAGACAGACTTCTGCAAAAGGGCTCAGAGGCTTAGGAGTTAAATCTTTTAAAGGTGGGGATAATCAATTAAACGCAAGACAAATTGCGGCATATAAACGTCATATGAGAGATAAGACAGGAATTTATAAGAAATTTAATATCCAAGAAAGAGCTGCATTTAGACGTCACTTAATACAACAAGAAGCGGCTTTAAGACAATCAACAGGAAAACAAGTAGGTATTGTATCTAAAGGTGAATATCAGAAACAAGCCGTCAACAAAGCAACTACTGCCTTAGTATTATGGGGCGAAAAACAGAAGCAAAGAGCAATGGCTTTTACTGCTGAATGGGGTATGAAGCTTATGACTTGGATGGGTTGGATTGGTATATTTGCTATGGTAGTACAGGGCTTAATATCTGTAGTTCAATGGTTTATGAATTTAGACGAAGAAGAAAAAAGAT